CCGGTTGCGCTCTTTGAATACCAGATGCTGAACAACACCAAAGGCGGGGACATTGTGCTTGACCTCTTTGGTGGCTCCGGCACCACAATCATTGCCGCAGAGAAAAACGGGCGGTATGGTTACCTGATGGAGCTAGACCCCAAATACTGCGATGTAATCGTCCAACGCTGGCAGGAATTCACAGGACAGACAGCAACGCTGGAATCAACTGGCGAGCCTTTCAAGAATGATTGACTACACTCCGAACCCTGACCATCGCCGCTTGGTAGAGTCCACCAGTGGGATAGGCTTACCGTACAACGAGATCGCGGCCCTTATCAATGTTGACGAGGAAACCCTGTTTGTACATTACAGCCGCGAGATGGAGATCGGGCAGGCTAAAGCCAACGGACAGATTGCCAAAGCAATTTACAACAAGGCATTGGATGGCGACAGCACATCTTTAAAGCTGTGGACGGAGAACCAAAGCAAGATCAAGCGAGGCGTTGGCAGACCTCTAGGCACGAAGATGCTTGGCCGCCCACCAACGATGCTGGTAAAGACCGACCACCAGAAGATCAACGAGCTGAAGAAGCTGTTGCTGGATGGCGCCGGAGAGCTGGTGGTGACCAAGGCTATCGAGATTGCGATGAACGACAATCACCCGGCACAGGCTGCGATGATTAAGCTGTGCATGGACAGGACACTTCCTGTTAGCCTGTTTGAGAAGGACAGGCAGCAGAGAAGTGCGGTGACGATCAACATCACGGGGTTGGGTGCTGTGGTTGAACCAGCTACCATTGAAGGGGATGTGACGGATGTCTGAGAGAGGAACAAATGACTAATGAAGAACGGCTTATCGCTGCGCTGGAGTATCAACGGGCGATGCAGCCTGCCTTTGGCAACCCTAACTTGATGCGGCAGGGGCAGAGGATGAACCTGCCTGCGCGTCAGGTGCCTGGCCCGGTGTCAGAGTTTGGAACCCAAGCCGTTTCTTTTGACCAGCAACCGGATCAGGGCTATGGCACGATGGCGGCAGAGATGGCTTTAGGCTTTGTGCCTGGGGTTGGGCAGGCAATGGCAGTGCGGGACATTGAACGAGCCAGGCGTGATGATGATCCTTTGGGCATGGCATTGGCGGGATTGTCGCTTGTACCGTTTGGCAAGATGATAGGTGCGATGCGTGGTGGTTCGTTGGGGATGAATGCTGCGCCAAAAGCAATAAAAGACTTAATGCCAATAGAATATAAATCCGCTATGTCGATTGAACCGCCGCACAAGGTTAGAGACAATAAAAAATTATTGTCACTTATTGAATCAATGAAAAATACTGGTTGGCAAGGAAGGCCGATTCTTACTTATGACGTTGGTAGAGGAAACGAAGCGTTGACTGGTTCCCACAGAATAAAAGCAGCAAGAGAAGCTAATATTGAAGTGCCAATATACAAAATTAAAAATGTTGGTGATTATGTCGATGCAAACGGAAAATCAATTCATGATGTCGGGTTTATGGAATTAGATGAACAAGTTAAGTGGTTAAATAAATTTGGTGATAAAAATGCCGCAAAATTGTTAAAACAAGAACCGGAATTTCAAGATGTTGGGAACATGATGAAGCCGACTGTTCCTGCGCCATCGTTTATGTATAAAGACCCATTTGGCTCGACATACTAATGTCTGACCTAAACTTCCAGCTTCTCCCTTGGCAGCAGACGGTCTATACAGACAAGACGAGGTTCAAGGTCATTGCTGCTGGCAGGCGTTGTGGGAAGTCTAGGCTTGCGGCAACTATCCTGCTGATCGAGGCGCTGCGTTGTCCGGCTGGTAGTGCGGTGCTGTATGTCAGTCCCACTATGGGGCAGTCTCGGCAGATCATCTGGGACTTGTTGCTTGATCTGGGGCGAGAGGTGATTCAGTCCAGCCATGTAAATAACCTCGATATCACGATGATTAACGGTGCGAGGATTTACGTGCGCGGTGCTGACCGGCCAGACACCTTGCGCGGTGTAAGTCTGACGTATGCTGTGCTAGACGAGGTGGCAGACATCAAGCCCGCGGCTTGGGAGCAAGTCATCAGAGCCAGTCTGTCGGACAAGAAGGGCGCGGCCATGTTTATAGGCACACCCAAAGGCCGGAACTGGTTTTTTGATTTGTGGAATCTAGGACAGAATGAGCAGGATACCGACTGGAAGAGTTGGCACTTTACAACTGCCGATAACCCTCTGATAGACGCACTTGAGATTGAGTCTGCTAAGAAAACGCTTTCCAGCTTTTCTTTCCGGCAAGAATATATGGCGAGTTTCAGCAATGCCGGTTCTGACATCTTCAAAGAAGAATGGCTGAAGTATGGCGAAACACCAACACTTGGAAGCTACTTCGTTGCCGTTGACTTGGCTGGCTTTGCAGAAGTAGCAAGGCAGGCGGCGAATGTGAAGAAGCGGCTGGACGAGTCTGCTATCGCGGTAGTTAAGGTCACGGATGATGGCCAGTGGTTTGTAGAAGAGATTGAGCATGGGCGGTGGGACATCCGCGAGACATCTTCTAAGATATTGATGAAGATGCGGGACTATCGACCTATCAGCGTCGGTATCGAGCGCGGCGCGTTGAAGAATGCAGTTCTACCCTACTTGTCAGACTTGATGCGAAAGAATAATGTATACAGCCACATCATTGACCTGACACATGGCAATAGAAAGAAAGCTGATAGAATCATTTGGTCATTGCAGGGTCGGTTTGAACACGGCAGGATTATTCTTAACAGCAAGAAAGACTGGTCTGACTTTAACGACCAGCTTCTGATGTTCCCGGCGCAAGGCGTTCACGATGATTTGCCGGATGCGTTGAGCTACATTGACCAACTGGCGGTGACAAGTTACTTTGAAGAAGAGAACGAGGATTACCTCTGGAAGCCGATGGATATTTTGAGTGGCGTATAAATACGAGGTTTGAAGATGGCCGGAAAATTTGACACTATCGGTTATCCAGACGCTGGTCTGGGGTCAATGGCGAGAGCTGGCCCTAACACGCCAGCGTGGTGGAGCGACACAAATGCGTCTTGGAATCCAGAAACGGGGTTAGACATATACGGTAATTATGGTGGGCCGATAGGCACATCAGCGCCAATGGGTGCTTGGGGCGGCGACAGAGGCGATGCTGCAAACATTGCAAATGGTTGGGGGTTTATGAACCCCGCAGGCCGTCCAGATACTACAGGGCCAGAGCCAACTGGAATACCGGCACCTTTAAACTATGGCGGCGGTTCCTCATATAATCCTCTCGCTATCGGTGCGGGGGGTGTAGGAGCAGGGGCTACTGGCGCAGGGCTATTTGGTGCTGGGCTATTTGGCGGACAGCTCCAAAACTATATGATGCAGCCAGCGATGAATACAGCATCTTTGTATGACGCGCTGATGGGCTTTCGCGGTGGTTTATTTGGGCAGCAACTTCAACCGAACGCAATGATGCGTATGGCCTATCCTGGATCAAATATGAATACAGGTTATCCTATGCAAAGGCCAATAAGTCAGCCTATGCAGCAACAATTTAATCAACAACAGCCTGCATTTTTTGATAGCCTCGCATATCGACCGCTGTAAATCTTTCAAGGCAACACTATGGAACAAAACGAGTATCAAGAACCGACTGAGAACGATAAAGAAATAACTGCTTTTGTCACTGACCACTGTGATCGGTGGCGAGACTATCGAAACACGAATTTCATGACTGCGTACCTTGAGTACGAGCGAATTTTCCGTGGTGAGTGGGCATCTGAAGATAAGACGCGAGAGTCAGAGCGCAGCCGGATTGTTACGCCAGCTACTCAACAGGCAGTTGAGACTCGACACGCTGAGATTATGGAAGCGATCTTTGGCCAGGGCGACTTTTTCGACATCAAAGATGACTTGAGAGATGTAAACGGTAATCCTTTGGACGTTGAAGCCCTCAAAGCGCAGATGATGGAGGATTTCAAGGTAGACAAGATCAGAAAATCCATCGATCAGATTGAATTGATGGCCGAAATCTACGGAACCGGCATTGGCGAGATCATTGTCAAGACGGAGCAGATATTTGAGCCAGCGACACAGCAGATTCCTGGTGATATGGGGCAGGCAGCTATCGGTGTCGTGGAAAAAAGCCGCATTGCAGTCAAGATTATCCCTGTAAACCCTAAAAACTTTCTGTTTGACCCGAATGGAACGAGCATTGACGACTGCATGGGCGTGGCAGTTGAGAAGTACGTAGGCATCCACAAAGTCGTGCAGGGCATGGAGTTGGGAATCTATCGCAAGGTGGATTTAGGCACTGCTTCCGAGGACACTGATCTGGAGCCGACGCAGGAAGTTACACAGTATCGTGACCAGAAAGTGCGTCTGCTGACTTACTACGGTCTGGTGCCTAAAGAATATCTTGATAATCTTGAGGAAAACAAAGAAGTCGTGGAGTTGTTTCCCGAAAGCAGCGTTGCAGATGACTATTCCAACATGGTCGAGGCCATTGTCGTTATTGCCAACGAAGGT